GTCCATCGACGGCAGGATCTTCTGTATCAAGTGTCATAGCCCGGTTTTAGCAAATTGGAACGTAGACGAGGAATATCCCGTCGCATGAACTTCCAAATCACGCCTGAAAACCTGCAAAAGCTCAAATCGGCCCTCCCGACGATGCCGGATAAGGAGAAACGGCGCGTTGCTGAACTCCTAAAAGCCTACCAAAGCCAGATCACACAGAAATTAGGCAAAGACTCCTTCCTAGATTTCATCAATCACGTGTATCCCGGCTACAAAGTGGGTCCCCACCACCGGAAATTAGCGAAAATCTTCGAGGAAATTGCCGAAGGGAAGAAAAAACGGGTGATCGTGAACATCGCCCCCCGTCATGGCAAATCCGAGATGATCTCCTACCTCGCCCCGGCGTGGTTCTTGGGCAAATACCCCCAGAAGAAGGTCATCATGGCCTCCCACACGGCGGATTTGGCGGTGAACTTCGGTAGAAGAGTCAGAAACTTGGTGGGATCGGAGAACTACCGTGACATCTTCCCTAACGTCTCTTTGCAAGCTGACTCTAAATCTGCTTCTCGATGGGGTACTAATTTTAATGGCGAGTATTTTGCTATCGGTGTTGGCGGTGCTCTTGCTGGTCGAGGCGCTGATCTGTTCATTATTGATGATCCCCACTCAGAACAGGAAGCTAAACAAGGTCGCACAGACGTTTTTGAACCGGCTTGGGAATGGTTCCAATCAGGACCGGTCCAGCGACTGATGCCGGGCGGTGCGATCATCGTGGTGATGACCCGGTGGTCGAAGATGGATTTGACCGGAAAGATCGTCGATCACATGACCCGTGAAGACGGGGCAGATGAGTGGGAAGTCGTGGAATTTCCTGCCATTTTGAATGACAAGCCGCTTTGGCCTGAGTTCTGGGATATCGATGAGTTGCTGGCGAAAAAGGCCAGTATGGATGTGCGGTATTGGCAAGCCCAGTACATGCAGCAGCCGACTTCTGAAGAAGGCGCGTTAATTAAACGAGAGTGGTGGCAGGTGTGGGAGCCAGAGAACCCGCCTCATTGTGAGCACATCATCATGTCGCTCGACGCCGCTCAAGAAAAAACCAACCGGTCGGACTACAACGCCCTGCTGACATGGGGCGTCTTCAAACACGAGCAGACTCAGAACTACAACATCATCCTACTCAACAGCATCAAAGAGCGACTGGAGTTCCCGGAGCTAAAAGCCCTCGTGCTGGAGGAGTATAAAAACTGGAACCCCGACACGTTCATCGTGGAGAAAAAATCCAACGGTGCGGCGCTCTACCAAGAGATGAGAAGGATGGGCGTTCCGATCAGTGAGTTCACCCCGGGTAAGGGGCAGGACAAGATTTCACGGGTCAACGCGGTGACGGATCTCTTTTCGGCGGGTATAGTCTGGGTGCCTGACCGTCGCTGGGCGTGGGAAGTCGTTGAAGAATGTAATGATTTTCCTTCCGGTACGCATGACGACTTGGTCGACGCGACGACACTAGCTTTATTACGTTTTAGACAAGGGGGCTTCATACGCCTGCCGTCCGACGAGCCGGAGCCAACTCGATACTTCAAAAGCCACCGGCGCGAAGGGTTTTATTAGGAGATTTAAATGGCTGCGAATATGGACAAAGGTTTGTACGAAGCCCCGCTCGGCCTCGATGCTCTGGCTGCTGAAGAAGCGCCGATTGAGATTGAGGTGGTGGACCCCGAGGAGCTTCGGATTGGGGTCGATGGGGTAGAGATTGAGTTTGAAAAAGCGGAACCCCGAGCAGAAGACTTTGATGCCAACCTCGCAGAGTTCATGGGCGAGAATGAGTTGCAAGGTCTTGCTTCCGAGTTGATCGGGGAATATGAGCAGGATTTAAGTTCGAGAAAGGATTGGCTCGACACGTATGTGAAGGGTTTGAAGATTTTGGGCATTCGGTACGAGGACCGTACTGAGCCGTGGCCGGGTGCGTGTGGCGTGTTCCACCCCCTCCTGATGGAGAGCGCAGTCAAGTTCCAGTCTGAAACCATCATGGAGACCTTCCCGGCAGCAGGTCCCGTCAAGACAAAGATCATCGGCAAGGAGACAGCAGAGAAGAAAGACGCCGCCATCCGTGTTGCGGATGACATGAACTACAAGCTCACCGAGGAGATGAAGGAGTATCGCCCGGAGCATGAGCGTTTGTTGTTGAGTTTGGCTTTGGCGGGTAACGCCTTTAAGAAAGTTTACTTTGACCCCTCGCTCAACCGTCAGACCGCTGTCTATATCCCGGCTGAAGATATTGTGGTGCCGTACGGTGCTGCAAACTTAGAAACGGCTGAGCGCGTTACGCACAAGATGCGTAAGACCGAGAACGAGGTCAAAAAGCTTCAGTACGCTGGGTTCTATCGGGATGTGGATCTGGGTGATCCGATCCGTGTTATGGACGAGGTGGAGAAGCAGAAGGCCGAAGATCAAGGCTTTAGTGCTTCGATGGATGATCGGTTCCAGTTGTTGGAGATGCACGTCAATCTGGACCTTAAAGATTATCCGGATGTCGATGAGGACAATAACGAGACGGGGATCGCACTGCCTTACGTGGTGACGATTGAGAAGGGAACGGGGACGGTTCTAGCGATTCGCAGGAACTGGAAAGAAGATGACAAACTCAAAGCCAAGCGACAGCACTTTGTTCATTATGGTTACATCCCCGGCTTCGGGTTCTACTACTTTGGTCTCATCCACCTTATCGGCGGACACTCTAAGGCAGCTACATCACTTCTTCGCCAGCTTGTCGACGCAGGAACACTCAGCAACCTTCCGGGTGGTCTCAAGTCACGCGGGCTTAGAATTAAGGGAGACGATACGCCTATTGCTCCGGGAGAATTCCGAGACGTAGACGTACCGAGCGGTGCCATCCGCGACAACATCCTCCCCCTGCCCTACAAGGAACCCTCGCAGACTTTGTCTGCTTTAATGGATCGTATCGTCGAGGAAGGCCGCAGATTTGCTGCGGTGTCGGATCTGAAGATCTCGGACATGTCCTCGCAGGCTCCGGTGGGCACGACGCTGGCCGTCCTCGAACGGGTTCTCAAAGTAATGTCGGCTGTTCAGGCCCGCATCTACTACGCGATGAAGCAGGAGTTCAAGCTCCTCGCAGGGATCATCCGAGACTATACGCCAGAGGAGTATGGCTACGAGCCGGAAGTTGGAACTCGTAAAGCCAAGAAGGCTGATTATGATGATGTGGATGTCATCCCGGTATCAGACCCGAACGCGGCCACGATGTCGCAGAAGGTCGTTCAATATCAGGCGGTCCTCCAACTCAGTCAAACCGCGCCACAACTCTATGACCTGCCATATCTCCATCGACAGATGATCGAGACGTTGGGTGTGAAGAATGCGGACAAGATTGTTCCGAGCGTAGATGACTTGAAGCCCATCGACCCGATCAGCGAGAACATGGGGTTCCTCACAGGCAAGCCGACCAAGGCGTTCATGTACCAAGACCATGACGCTCACCTCCAAGCTCACCTGTCGTTCCTCCAAGACCCAATGATTATGCAGACCGTGGGTCAAAATCCGCAGGCTCAAACCATCATGGGCGCAGTCATGGCTCACGTCATGGAGCACACGGCGTTCAAATATCGTCGTGAGATCGAGAAACAACTCGGTGCTGCACTGCCAGCGCCACCAAGCGCGGAAGATCCCGATACTTACTTGCCTCCGCAGATCGAGGTCCAGCTCTCGCAGTTGGCAGCGGCAGCGGCGTCACAACTCCTCCAGAAGGACGTGGCAGAGGCTCAGGCCCAGCAGGCGGCGCAGCAGGCTCAAGACCCGCTCGTGCAGATGCAGATGATGGACCTGCAGATCAAGCAGATGGAGGCCGAGACCAAGAGGCTCAAGGCGCAGATGGACGTGCAGGTGCAGGCTGCGGAGCAGCAGAGAAGGTCGCAGAAAGATCTTATCGACGCGGCGTCCAAAGAAGACGAGTTGCGCTTGCGTCAGGCGGAGATCGCGGCTCGCACCGAGTTGGAGTCAGCACGTCTTGGCGTCGATATCCAGAAACATCGTACCGAGATGGAGGCAACCCAGCTTACGGAAGGAACCAGAATGGGACTTGAGATTGCTCGTGCCCGTGATGAACGGGACCGGCAGGGGAAGGTAAAACCACAGGAGTAATACATGCGTTATGGCAACGCTCTGGAATACTTGGATTCAAAACTCCAAGAGGAGCGCATTGTGATTATCGACAGCCTAATTCAAGGCAAGCTTGATGAAGGTGAGTACAAAAGACTATGCGGGGCGTTACAGGGTCTCGAACTCGCACGGAACCACATCAAAGACCTTGCAAAGAGGATGGAACAAGACGATGAGTAGTATTGATATTGAGAAGACGCAGGAAGAGGCGGCAAAGGCCAAACTACTGCCAGAACCCAAGGGCTACCGAATGCTATGTGCGGTTCCGCACGTGGAAGAGGAGTTTGAAGGGGGAATCATCAAAGCAGACGACACCAAACGCACCGAAGAACTGACCACGGTTGTGCTCTTCGTCGTGAAGATGGGCGACCTCTGCTACAAGGACAAGGACCGTTTCCCGAATGGCGCGTGGTGTAAAGAAGGGGACTTCATTCTGACCCGTCCCTACGCAGGCACCCGAGTTGTCATTCACGGACGTGAGTTCCGCATCATCAACGACGATACGGTCGAAGCGGTGGTCCAAGACCCCCGTGGAATCCGCAGAGCTTGAGGCATTAAAACATGACTGAACGTGAGGAATTTAAGTTCCCAGATGAGGTCGAAAAGACCGAAGACTCTGCGGAAATGGCGGCTGAGGACAGTATCGAGGTCCAGATTGAGGACGATACTCCTTCCCAAGATCGCGACCCGGTTACCGGGAAAATGCGCGAACCCATGCCGAAGCAGATTGTCGAGGAGTTAGAAAATGACACCCTCGATGAGTATTCGGAGAAGGTAAAACAACGTCTGTCCCAGATGAAAAAGGTCTGGCACGACGAGCGTCGGGCTAAGGAAGCTGCCCTTCGGGAGCGAGAAGAGGCTCTCAAGTTTGCTCAGTTACGTGAGCAAGAGGTACAGCAGCTACGTCAGCGGGTTGGAAATAGCGAAAAGGCACTGATTGCTGAGGCAGTTAAGGCCACGAATAACCAGCTTGCGATATCGAAAGATAAGTTCCGACAGGCTTACGAATCAGGGGACCCGGATAAGATTACCGAGGCCCAACAGGAAATGACCGCCGCGACCATGCGGCTGAGAGAATTAGAGCGTTATAGACCCCAGTCTTTACAAAAAGAAGATTTGGGTGTAGAAAATACACAACAGACACAAGCGCCCCCGCGCTCTACCGCACAACAGGTCGATACCAAAGCAGAGACTTGGCGGCGGCAGAATCCGTGGTTTGGGCCGAACAAAGGTATGACCGCCTTTGCGCTTGGGCTGCACGAAGAATTGGTCAACGATGAAGGTCTTGATCCGGCCAGTAACGAATATTACGACCGAATTAATAAGACCATGCGTAAGCGATTCCCGGATTATTTTCAGGAACCCGCTGAGCAAACGTCGGAAGCTGCTCCGAAAGAGGAGAAGCCCCGCGCACAAAAAGCAGCCAATGTGGTTGCCCCAGCTACGCGGAGTACCGCACCCCGTCAGGTTCGCCTGACACCGTCGCAAGTTGCCATAGCCAAGAAACTGGGACTAAGCAATGAGCAGTACGCACGAGAAATGATGAAACTGGAGGCTAACTAAAATGGCTGAGAATAGAATCGCTCGCGAACTTGAGAACCGCGAATCGGCGCAGCGCACAAAAACTTGGACCCCACCTCAGACGCTACCGGCACCAAATCCGCAGCCGGGTTGGGTCTTTCGATATATCCGGACTAGTATCATGGGTACTGCTGACCCATCGAATACCTCCGCAAAGTTTCGTGAAGGTTGGGAGCCTGTAAAGGCTGAAGATCATCCGGAACTGATGCACCATGCCGATCCGACTTCCAAATTTAAAGGGAATATCGAGATTGGCGGCCTGTTGTTGTGTAAGGCACCGGAAGAGCTAATGAAGCAGCGTAATGACTATTACGAACAGCAAGCAAAGGCTCAAATCCAGTCCGTAGACAATAACTTTATGAGGCTAAACGACGAGCGGATGCCGCTGTTCAATGAACGCAAGTCCACAACCTCGTTTGGCAAAGGTAAATAACTTTCTTTTTTGGAGTAACAAATGGCTTATCCTACCGTTGACAAGCCTTATGGCTTGAAGCCGATCAATCTGATCGGTGGGCAGGTGTTCGCCGGATCGACCCGTCAGCGTCGTATCGCTTCTGGTGCCTCAAGCATCGGTTACGGTGACCCGCTACAGTTTGCTTCGGACGGCACTGTTGAAGTAACGACCTCGACAACGACGGCCCCTGTCGCTGGCTTTGCTGGCGTGTTCTTGGGCTGTAACTTCGTATCCTCTGTGACGGGTCAGCCGACCTACTCGCAGTCTTGGATTTCGGGTACTGCGGTCAAGGCTGGTACGTACATTGTTGCGTACGTGGTTGACGACCCGGACACCTTGTTCAAGGCTGTTGGTGTGACGGCTTCGCTGGTGGTTTCGACCACGGGCGGTTTCGAGTACACGAGCATTGGTTTGAACGTGGCTCTTGTGGCGAACACCCTGAACACGACGACGAACGACTCGCAACAAGGTCTGTTGGTTGGCTCGGCTGCTACGACTCGTTCGCTGCCGATGCGTATCATCGACGTTGTTGAAGACACGGCGTTCGTGTCGAGCGGCACCGTTTACTACCCTGAAGTTATCGTCAAGTTTAACGCTCCGTACGTAACTTCTGGCGTGGTTGAGGGCGGTCACGCTTACAACAACCCGCTGGGTATTTAATAGGAGTTCTGAAAAATGGCTATTTCACGTGCACAATTACTCAAAGAACTCCTTCCGGGTTTGAACGCCCTGTTTGGTCTTGAGTACAAGTCCTATGGTGAGGAGCACAAGGAGATCTACGAGACTGAGACTTCCGAGCGTTCCTTTGAAGAAGAGACGAAGCTGAGCGGATTCTCCGCTGCTCCGGTGAAAGCCGAAGGTTCAGCGATTGCGTATGACAACGCGCAGGAAGCTTGGACGGCTCGTTACAACCACGAGACGATTGCTCTCGGCTTCTCCATCACGGAAGAAGCGGTTGAAGACAACCTGTACGACTCGCTCAGCAAGCGCTATACGAAGGCTCTTGCTCGCGCTATGGCGTACACGAAGCAAGTCAAGGCGGCCTCGGTCCTTAACAATGGCTTCTCCTCGTCCTACGTGGGCGGTGACGGACAACCGTTGTTCTCGGCCTCGCATCCGCTTGTTTCGGGTGGTACCAACAGCAACCGTCTGACGGCCTCGGATCTCAACGAAACCTCGTTGGAAGCTGCGGTTATTCAGATCGCTGGTTGGACCGACGAACGTGGTCTCTTGATCGCGGCGAAGCCCAACAAGCTCATCGTTCCCCCGGCTTTGATGTTCACTGCCAAGCGCCTCCTCGACACGGAACTCCGTGTTGCGACCGCTGACAACGACATCAACGCTCTCAAGGCGATGGGTTCGATTCCGGGTGGTTACACCGTGAACCACTACCTGACCGATACGAACGCTTGGTTCTTGACGACCGACGTTCCGAACGGCATGAAGTACTTCGTTCGTACCCCGCTGCAAAACAGCATGGACGGCGATTTCGACACCGGCAACGTCCGGTACAAGAGCCGCGAGCGTTATAGCTTCGGCTTTTCGGACCCGCTGGGCATGTTTGGTTCGCCGGGCGCGTCCTGAGTTTGATTGAGTCCTAGAGAGATTGGGGGGTTACAAGTAGCGATGCTTGTAGCCCCTCTTTTTTAATGCTATACAGTCGTTATCGGGAAAATTTTGTTTACCAGACAGCCCCCGACTGACGACATGCAGACTGGTAAACACAACTCGCATGTGAGGAATTGAAATGGCTACTACTACATTTTCCGGCCCGGTTGTTTCGCAGAATGGTTTTGTTGGTGAAGTCACGGGCAATGTCTCCGCCACGCTTGTAACTGCCACGACTCTCGTGATCGGCACGACCACTATTACTGCCGGTGTTGCCACGGGTTCGGTCTCGGCCCAAGCTGGCTATATTCCGGTCAAGATTGGTTCGACCGTTAAGTACATCGCGCTGTATTCCAGCCTGACTCCGTAAGATTTCGTAGGGGGGCGTTAGCCCCCTTCATCCATTACAGGAGACTCAGATGGGTATGCAAACAGATGTCCTTGCTAGTAAGGTCCGCACTGATGCAGGTCAGTTGTTGGACCAGAATAGCCTCGTTATTGGCCGTGCCCGTGTAAAGGCGATCTACATCGTTCCTGATTCGGGTGCCGGTACCGTTACGTTTATTGACGGTGGCGCAAGCGGTGCTACCAAAATCGTCGTCAACACCAAGGCAAGTTCGACTGCGGCGGATTACATCCTGATGCCGGGTGAGGGTCTGCTTTTCCAGACCAACATCTACATCATTCCGTCAGCCGTGGTTTCAACGATGGTGATCTATGGCTAAGTCTCCGGCTTGGCAGCGTAAAGAAGGGAAGAATCCAAAAGGCGGTTTAAATGCTAAGGGACGGGCGTCGTACAACGCAGCTAATCCCGGCAAACCGGGTCTGAAAAGACCGCAACCTGAAGGTGGCGCTCGTAAGAAATCATTCTGCGCGAGAATGTCGGGAATGAAGAAAAAGCTGACTAGCGCCAAGACCGCCAATGATCCAAACAGCCGTATCAACAAGTCCCTCAGAGCATGGAACTGTTGAGATGGAAATGTTGGTTTGGAACATGGTTCTTACGGGAATCGTGGCCGTTTTGGGTTTTGTTGTGAAAGAGAAGTTCGCTGAACTTCAACGGTTGGGGATTCTCCTCAACAGAACCCGAGAAGAAGTGGCTCGTGATCATGTCACCCGTGCGGAAGTCCGAGCCGATGCCCAGATGCTTCTTGATCGGCTTGACCGGTTGGAGCAGAAGATAGACAGATTGGTGAATCACAATGCCAAGCAAATCGGGTAAACAACATCGTCTAATGGCGCTAGTGGCTAATGACCCGAAAGCCGCAAAGCGTTTGGGTATCCCGTCGAAAGTCGGGAAAGAGTTCATGAAGGCCGACAAAGGCCGTAAATTTAAAGGTAAATCCAAATGAAGAAGTACGGAATGGGCGGCATGATGCGCCGTCCTGAGCGAGAAAAACTGATGCCCCGTGAGCGCCGTGGAATGCCGGGCATGAAGCCGATTCCGGAAGAGCCGATGTATAAGAAGGGCGGCAAAGTGAAGTCTGGTAGTTCAGCTTCCAAGCGGGCTGACGGCGTTGCTACGAAGGGCAAAACCAAGGGCAAGATGGTCAAGATGCGTATGGGAGGTTCTTGCAAATGAGCAGTGGTCCTAAATCTCGTAGTTCACGTGGTCCGACAAGCCCCCGTGGTATCTACACAAAATCGGTGCGCGCACCGGGCGTAAGCCTCGATATGCCGGATGGAGAATCGGTGAAGAAGCGCGTGGGCGGGAAAATCAAGAAGATGGCTCCTGGCGGTCAAGTACCGGCTAAAAGAGGTATGGGTTCAGGGTCCATGCAACCGCCTCCAAACCCTCGTTACGGTAAAACCTCGCAAG